CCGTACAACGGTCATAAGCGCGTCTTTCAGCGCTTGCGCATTGTCGCCGATAACTTTTCCGTTGATGGTAATAGGCCGCGTCTGAATGGCCTTAGATTGTACAGTAGCGCCTACTTGACCGATACCCTGCGCCGTATTGGCAGTGACCGAAATTGTATCAATGCCATCCGGCTTGCTGATAAGATAACCATGCGCGTAGTCAAACACGATAGACTGCCCCAGCGAATTGACGTACTTGAAAGTCTTGCTTAAAAAACTCATAACGCCCACCTCGCCCGTTGGAAATACGCCGCTGTGCTTGCTGCCAGTTCAACCGGTGTCTGCTTTGCTGCGTAAATATTTTGCGTCAGGGTAAAACCGTTGCCGCTGCCCTTACCGCGTCTGTAACTGTCCGCTTCATCGGCAGTCAGAACCATCTCGCCGCGATGCAGATTTGCAACATAGTTGTTATAGGGGACATAATCCATGCCGCCTGCGTGGCTACCGTCAGACCCCGTGTTGTTTTTCACATCACTTGCATTGATGACAAAAATACTCTTGATGCCATCCCACAAGCCCTGCACGAAGCTGACAAGACCGCCCCAAACAGCCGAAATGCCACCCTTGATGCCCTCTACAACGTTTTGCCCGACCGTAGAGAAGAACCCAAACGCGCCATCAAAGATGCCCTGAATCGACTCCCACGCGCTCTGAAAGTCACCGGACAGCACAGCGTCAATCGTAGAGAACACGCCGGTAATCAAATCAAACACAGTCTGGAAAAAGCTTACCGCAACATTCCAGATGCTTTGAATGATAATCCACGCGCCCTGAAAGAATCCGCTGATAATCGGTGCAAACGGTGCAAAGATAACAACAATTGCCTGGAAGATAGCCTGAAAGAATGCGCTTGCCCATGCCCATACAGTCTGTACAAGGCTCCATGCAGCGCTGAACGCTTCACCGATGCTCTGTATGACTGGGGTCAAATCTGTAATGACCTGCGTAACGACCTGCCCAATAACCTGCATAGCCGTTTCAACATAAGGCTGTACAAATGCTACTACTTCCTGAATCTTGGCAGAAATCGCATCCCACGCAGCATTAACGCCATTTCTAAAATCTTCGTTCTTTGCATACAGCACAGCCAAAATGCCAACCAGTGCGCCAATTGCAACCACAACCAGTGTAATTGGGTTTGCTGCCAAAACCGCATTAAAAGCGGCTTGCGCTTTTGCCGCTGCCGCCTGTGCCAACGTCATAAGAGAAATCTTTCCTGTAAGCAATCCGGCAAGAACTTCGGATGCCTTTAATGTGCCATTGAGCGCACCCTGTGCAATTTCCGTGTCAGAAAGTCCCATGCTGAACAAAGAAACAGCAACCTTGGCTTCGTCAAAGGCCGTCACCATCTTTTGGATTTTCGTCCCGATTTGCCAGCCTTTTACAGCTGCACCAACCGTCACAAGTGCTGGTGCGATTTCTTCAATTACAGGCACGACTTCTTCAGCTGCTGTTTTAACATTGTCAAAAATGAAAAGCAGAAACGAAAAGTCAGAGTTTTCAATCGCGCTTGTCAGCCCGGAAATAATTGCATCGCCAAAAAAAGAAAACACATCAGCAACAATGGGCTGCAATTCGCTTGCTACACTGCTTAACCCGCCGAAAAGTGCCTGCAAGCCCTCTTCAATAGTCGGTTCAAGCTCCATAATCACGCTGCTCACATAAGGCGCAAGCTGTGTGACCAGTTCGCTCAAACCATCAATCAAAGTAGGCACAATTTCTTTGATGCGAGGTATAATGTTGTTTCCGGCAGTAATAACGCTGTCAACAAGGTTGTCCACCAAAGTTTGAAAGTCTTGCTCCGGGTCTGCAATACCCGTCAGCAGATTTTCCCAAGCGCTCTTCATTGACGCTGTACTGCCTTGAATTGTAGTTGCAGCTTCCTTGCTGGTCGTTCCCATGATGCCCATGTTTGCCTGCACGACATGAATCGCTTGTACAATGTTCGCATAGGACATACTGTTGGAATCGACCGTAACACCAAGCTCTTTTTGCGTGTCCGTCATGGCAGCAGCTTCTTTGATAAGCCGCTTCATTTCAGCCTGCGTGCCGCCGTAGCCCAGCTTTAGGTTATCAAGCATTGTGTAGTTCTGCTTCGCAAAGCCGTTATATGCGTCTTGGATGGAAGAAATATTGGTGCCCATCTTGTTCGCATTATCGGACATATCCGAAATCGCAGTATTTGCCATTTCGGCGGCTTTTTCTGTGTCGCCGCTCAAACTTGAAACAAGAGCTGCCGCAAACGATGTGGATGTTTCCATGTAATCATTTGCTGAAAGGCCCACATTCTTGTATGCGTCTTTTGCGTAGTTTTCTATGATTCCCGCGCTGTCTTTGTACAGCGTTTCCACGCCGCCTACAAGCTGCTCGTAGTCTGCATAGCTGTCCAGCGATGCCTTGCCAATAGAAACAGCCATGCTTGCAGCAGTTCTCCCGATTTCCGCAATGCCGTTGGTTACAGTCCGCAAACCATCCGAAACAACATTGCCAAGCAACGTACCGCTGAACACGTCCATCAAAGACGTTGCGCCGCCTTTTGCCTTCTCAACACCTTTTTCGTAGTCGTCTGTGTTGAGACTTAATTTTGCATATAAGTTAAAAACGTCCAATCTATCACTCCCTTCTTGAATTTCTGCTTTATCTGCTGTATTCTAAGCAATAGGAGGTGTTTTTTATGGCAAAAGCAAAAAATGCAGTTATCGCCGGTGATTTTATGGGCAAAAAGGTGTCTGTTTCATTTGGCAAAGTCTCTATGGACGTTGGTGGTCTATCAGCACTTGAACTAAACAGCCGTACTGTTGCCGGTTACTCTGTGGTAGATGAAACTCACAAAACATCTATGGCTTCCGGCGTTATGCGCGGCATGGTCGGCGGTGCTTTGTTTGGTGGTGCTGGCATGGTTGCCGGTGCAATGACTGCCAAGCAAAAAGGCGTTTATCAGGTTGTTATCCAGCTTATAGATGACCCGCAATGGCGTTACAGCGGCAAGCGCTTCCTGCTGGAAGTTGACGAGCCAACCTATAAAGCCATTATCAAAAATTGTTTCTAAGTTTAGCCGCCCTCTGTTTGGGCGGCTTTTTTCTCTGCTTCTTTCAATCCATGCCGCGCCGCAAAGTCTTTGAAATCCGCCTGCACCTGTTCTGGTGTCCGCGTATCCACTTTGGGCGGGTGGATGATATCAATATATCTCGCTGGCCTGTCCTTTACGCCTGTTATAGCTACTACAAGGCTCCACGCACTGTCAGTCATGTACACCTTGTACATCTGTTCTTCAAAATCAGCTTTTAAAGCGTAAGGAAGCGCCGACACAAGCGCCTTTGCGCTCAGTTTCGGCATTTTCAGCAGTACAGGGATTACTTGTTCTGCCCGCCACCGAGATACGATTTGAAAAAATCAACAAACCCCTTATCGTTCAACAGGTCGGCAACCTGCTTGCAGGTGATAAGGAAATTCTGCTTGCCGATTTCTTCCACCGTCAGGCCGTTGAACGGTGCGAGAATTCCGTACACGTCCTCGCGGTGCTGTTTCAACGCAATGTTCAGCAGCTTAACAATTTTCGCAAGGCCAAAACGCTGCATTGCAATACGGGTCGTTTCGCCCTTCGGCATCGCTTTCTGCATCTCTTTCACAAGCGCTTCATCATCGATCAGGTTTGTGATGGGCTGCGCGATTTGCAAAACAACTTCCAGCGCTTCGTCAGTGCTAAGTTCAGAAAAATTCCGCATTATGCTTCATCCTCTCCGGCCTTGATATACACCTCGCACGGCACAGTGTCCTGCGCGGTAATGGAGTAGTGCGCCGTGTATTCAAAGCTCATCTGGCCTTTTTCCTTGTCGCCCGTCTGCAAGCTGAAACCGCCTGTAGACAGCGTATTCAGCATGTGAATGGCGCAGAAACCGCCATTCGTAGTGCCGTGCTTGTCTGAATAGTCGCACAGTAGCCACAAATCGGTAAAGTCGCTGTCCTTCAGGTCGTTGCGCGGCGTGATTTTTGAAACCTTGGAAGTGGTTGTTTCCTCTGCTGCGCCAAGCATACTTTTTACATTAGTAGGAGATGCCGAAACATAAGTGCCACTGCACTTGACTTCCCAAGATTCAATCTGCTTCAGCTCTTTCATGTTCTTGGGACAGTTGTCGATGTCCTCGCCGAAGTCGGTAAAGCTTGGCACAGCCGTAAAGTTGATGCCGCCAGTCGTGGCGCCCAGCAGCGCACTTTCTTCCGGCGCAGTACCGGCAGCCGGGTCAAACGTAGTTGCAAGATAACCCGCGTTCAAGACCAGTTCCTTAAACGCAGATTCAGGAATACGAGTAAATTTCATGCTTTCACCTCAATTTAGGCATAAAAATTCGGCGGTCACGTTGATGTACCGCCGTTTTAAGTTTTTGTCTGTGTCATCTGCCAGCGATTGGCAGAACGGTGATCCGCGTTTTAACCAAATCAAGCCGCCATCTACCGGCAGCGTCACGCCGCCAATGCCCAGCGCGTCAGAAAGCTCAAGCGCCTTTGCATTGGGCACTGCTTCGCTCGTGGTATGGAACCACATGTTGACCGTCAGCGATACCGCCCCGCCGCCCCATGCGTCAAACACGGCATCATATGTCAGGTATGGGAGCACCGCGTCTTTCGGCACGGCGTTGCTGGGGTATGCGGTCATAAATTGCCCGAAAAACTGCTGTAATGCAGCGCCCTTTGTCATGTAGGCAATCCCTCCCGCAATCGTTCAGCCGTAAAACTTTTTAGGCCGTTCAGCATAGTGGAAGCGCTTGCCGGGGCTTGCTTTTCTTCCGGGCGGCTCGTGACCCGGAAATATGACCCGGTCGTCACGTCCTTGTACACGCTGCCGTACTCGATGGGCACATCTTTCCGCACAATGCCTGTATATACGCTGGTCACGCCCTGCGCTTCGGCCTGCCGTGCTTCAAGGCTGCTGTCCAGTGCAACGTAATTCGCAAACTCGGCGCCCTCTCTCCACTCGGTAGCATAGCCGCCTTCTCCGTCAGGCTTTGTCAGCTTGTCCATGATGATGCAGCTATGCGAAAAATCATCTAAAAGGCTCATAGCTTTCTCCATTTGTTCAGCCGAGAAGCAAACACGCCCTGCCAGCCCGTCACAGAGCCGCCAGAACCGCCGCTCGCAGTAGATTTAGTGTAACTATACCCCGCAAAGCTCTCGCTTTGAAATGGGCTATTTGCGGCGTTCTCGTACTGCGTGCGCCACGCCTTGATTTCTTCTTCAAGGCGCATAAATTCGGCAGGCACGGCCATGGCCCAGACAGCGCCATCAAACGTTTCATCTCTTAACGAGCAGTTACCGTATTGATACACACCATCGTTCATAACGCTGCCCACAATGCGGAAATACTGTCCGGCACGCAAAAAAGGGAGCGCAATGCTCCCGCCCTTGATGCTGAACTCGCCCAGATGGACGCCATTCTGTGTGACAAACCAGTTCCGGCACTCCCTCATCAATTCTTCAAGCATTGCACTCCCTCTTTTTTACTGTTCTGCCTTGACAGTTTTTGCGCTCCGGGCTTCTGCGGGCGTAATGGTGGCAACGGCGATACCGTCCAGGTACTCTGCCCACAGCTTCATGCCCATAAGAGCGTACATATCGCCAGTTGCGCGGCTGTAGTCGCCGTCAACATGCACGCCAATCAGGTTGGTTTCGCCCTCGACGGTATAGTTCAGGCCCAGCTTGGCGAAATCGCTGTCGGCGGGGTCGATGTAGTACAGGTCGATGTTCTCCACAGGGACGGCAATGACCTTGTTCTTTGCAATGTACTTTTCGGGCAGCAGGAACAGGGTGGAATAACCCATGAAATTCTGGACATAGGTCAGGCCGAAGGCGGTCTGCGTGGTGATTTCCTTGTCGCCCAGATAGCCGTAGAAGTCCAGAATGTTGGCAAAGCCGACAACCTCGGTAACATCACGATCCATGCTGGCGAACTTGTCCAGCACGTTGCCCTTTGCCAGAGCAAGACCTTGCTGCCAAGTGGTAGCAGCTACAGCCAGAGAGCCAGTGTTCAGGAAGGTGTAGAAGTCGCCCAGAACATTGTTCTGCAGGGCGACAAGGAACGCCTCGTCGGTCTTTTCAACGGCAACATCTGCGCCGTACTTGGCGACTGCCTCAACGGATACGCTCTTAGCATACTTGGCAATCTCAATGTCGCCGTAGGTTTTGGGCTCGACCTTCATCTTGGTCAGCGGAATCTCATCGCCCTCGGCAACGGACGTACCGCCAGCCAGAGTGCCGTCAACAGTGGCCTCATAGGAGACAAGCTTCGTGCCGGGTGCCTTGCGGATGGGGCGCATAATGCCCATGATGGTGCGCAGCGCGTCCCAGTTCTTGCCAAAGCGGGTGACGAAGTCAACCTCGCGGGCGTTGACAGTAATCTGGGCAGCGGTAGTCAGGTTAGTTTTTGCAGCCATATATTGGCTCCTTTCTGTTAATCGTCAGATTCGTTTTGCATGAGGTTCACAAGCGCCGCCTGCCGCTCGGAGGTGGACAGTACATAACGGCCCTTGTCGTCCGTCTTGTAGATGTCCTCCCGCGTCAGGGCCTTGCCGCCATTGTTGGCAGGGGGAGTAGACGTGTCTGCGCCTTTGGTGCTGCTCTTGGTGATGTACTCGCCATAATCGGTCTTGAGGCTCTTTTCAAGTGCAGCTGCGTCTTTGATAGCGCCCTTGTCATCCAATTCCAGTTTGTTAAGCAGGCCGTCTCCCTTTGCAAGGCGTGCGACAGAGGAAATCCGTTTTTCAGAAATGCCGATTTTCAGCAGGACGTCGGACAGCGCCTTTTCTTTGGCAGCCGTTGTTTTCTCAGCGTCTACGTTGGCCTTGTAGTCCCCGAAAGCCTTGTGCTCTGCTTCATACTTAGCCTTGTAGCCGCCGTCGCCCTGCGCTTTCAGGTCGTCCAACTCCTTCTGAACGCCCGGCAGCTTTTCTGCATCGGCTTTATACCGCGTGACGTCGTCCTTCAGCGGGTCAACAACGCCCAGATGGAGCGCCACCAGCTGATTTTCAATTTCGTCAGTGCAGCTTTCGCCAATGATTTTACGGATTTCAGCGCGTGTAAATTTTGCCATGGGGGTTCTCTCCTTTTCTTCGGTGGCGGTTCTTCGCCATTTGAGTTTTATTTATTCAAAACAGCTGTGCTTCGCTGTTTTTGCGTATAAAAATAGCACCTGCCGAAAACGCGGTAGATGCTAATAAAAAGAGCCGAGAGGCTTATTTGCCTTTCAGCTCTGCTTCGATTATTCTTTTGTACTGTTCGCCGTGCTCGGAAACGGCAGGCTTGATAAAAGGCTTTGCCCGTTGGCCGTGCGTCAGATGCCAATCGCCGTTTTCGTCTTGATACGTCCACGGTGTTTGTCTGCCGCCCGGGTAATATATGCCCGTGCCGCACTCCACATAAACTGCATACTCGCTGTTTGTGCCCACGTAGGCGGCCCGTTCGCCGTTGTCTGATACTGTATGAGTAATGCTGTTGCGTAGGTTGCCTGTGTCTACTGGGCACAGCTTTTTAGCGTATCCTTCAGCCACAAGCCCGCACTTTTCCAGCGCCCGCTGACAAGCCGCTTCAAGCTCTTTGTAGACTTCATCGCTGTGGTCTTCAAGTGTGATTTTCATCGTTTTCTAAGCGCATAACAACGCTATATTCATCCATAATATTGCATACCAGCGTTTTCCCAGTTCGAAGATTTTCGATGTCATCTTCTGTAATAATTACATCATCATATCCAAACATAGATATGTGCTTTTTTGCTTCATCATCTGTGTCGTAAGCTGTAAACTTTTCACTTGATGTATCCCCTAAAAATCTTTTTATTGGATTCATGACTCTTACCTCCTACTTTTTAAGTGGGATTCTCATCGCTCAATTCTCGCTTCACCGTTCTTGTCCTTAACGATTTCATCTTTGTAAAATTCATCGTAAGACTGTACGGCTTTAGTAGGTGCTTTTTTTGTCAGCTTGTAACAAAATTCCGCTTCGTCGAAATAGTACCAATCCTTATTTCTCATAAAATATGGTTCGGTTTTCATTTTACAAGCCCCTTTCTTTCAAGCCAAACCAGCATAGCCTTGCCAAGCTCGTTAGGCGCGCCAAGCTGGCTGTTTGCAAACACCTCTGCAAAAAATTCTGCGTAATTTGTTCTCCCATACCGAGAAATATTATCTCCCAATTTGAAGTTTACATTAGCTTCTTTCGCAATGTCAAGTATTTCTGCGCAACACCTTTTTTCTGTGTCTGCCCATATCTTTTTATATTGCTTAAGTCTTGCCTTTTCCGTTTTCTTGCTATAGTCAATGGACGCTTTTAGCTTTTCAAGCCCATAATCTTCCATAGCCTTTTTTATGACAGTATTCTGTACCATGTGGCCATATTCATGCGTTACAGTGTATATTGATGCATTTTCCTTCAAAGCTGGCATTATATAGCCGCTTTCTATCTGAGACAAAGTTTCGGTAACATTGCTTTTATAGCTGTTAAAAGCTATGGGACACAAAGACAGATTTTGGTTTGTTGGGTCTGTGACTTTCGCACCGACGTATGCATCTGTTGCTCTTCCGCCTGATACGGAGCATATAGAGCCTGTGGACTTCTTAACAGCACCGAATGTTTGTTCGAGATTATGCAACTGCTTTGTGCAATCAATGGCGAGCCTTTCATCAACATTGCGAACAAAAGAATCCTCAACAAGGTTGAACCCAATATCATTTAGCAACGCCTCTTTGCAGTCTTGCATTGAATGCAAATTAAGTTCAGCTTTTTCCTTGACTATTGCTTGCTCTTTCTTCCAGCCTGCCCACTCTGCATAGGTCATATCTTCAACAAGCACAGATTCCCCGGTTTCCGGGTCAATAGCTCGTCTTCCGCCGCTGCCTGTGTCCTCACCGTCAAGCTCTGCAATCTGGGTGCAGCGGCAGTTATACACAAGATAGCCTGGGGCAGAAGTGTCACCGGGATACATAAGCTCATAGCCGTCAACGGTAAACGGTTTGTCAATGTCTACTGTCTGCCCATCTAGGATTCTGTGCTCATGTCTGGTTCTGCCGTCCAGAGTGGCAAGCCAGCGCTTTTTGAGCTTGATGCCCATGTCCCGCGCTGCGCTGTAAGTATCTAGTCGCCCCGCGTTTTGCGCCCCTGTGACCGCCGTCCGTGCCGTTCTGATGGCACTCGCACGGTTCATATCCCGTATACGGCTTTGTAGGTCATCCGCAATCTTGCCAATTCCTTTGCCTTGCAGGATGGAGCTTGTCACGCTGGCGGTAATCTGCTGCTTGCCGTACTTCAAATCAATGCCGCGCTGTAATGCCCGCTTTGGCGGGTAGTACGGCATCAAGTCAGGCTGTTCCACAATCAGACGTTTAACGGTCTGTTCATCCCACAGCGTAAAATCTGCTTTGTCGGAAACCTGCTCAATTTTGTAAGCAGCGTAATTGCGGTTCAAGCTGTAAATGCCCGGCGTGGCGTCATTGACATAGGCCACAGCCGTTTCGTTGGCATCAGTGTATCTTTCTGCCACCTTGTCCCGCAGCGCCGTAAAACGCTTGCCTCGACCCATCTGCGCAAGCCGCCACTGCTTGTATTGCTGTTCGGTGATTTCGCCTGCATCGAGCTTTTCTTTCATGGCTGCATCACGCTTCTCGAACTGCTCAAAATAGGCTCTCACCGTATCGGTCAATTCGTCAGCAGCTTCTCTGTACAGCTTTGCGATGCGCTGTTCCAACTCTGCGAGCTGTTTATCCGTCAGTTTGTGGGCATAATCAGGTTTTCTCATTTTCTTCTTTTAGTCTGTTTTTTTCTATTGATCTCGCCACCGACAAACCTCATAATTTCTTTGTCAAGTCTTGCTTGGCTATTTTTGTACGATGTGGTAGTAATCTCTCTTTTTGTAGCTTCGCCAAAGGAATTTACAAATGGTTTTCCATTTGTTTTTTCAACAGTCACATTTCTGCTTGCGGTCACTATTTTGTTTGTTATCGAACGCTTTTTTGATTCAAGTGCCTGTTTTTTTCTCTGTACATCGTAATATCCGCTTGGCATATTCCACGCAGGATTTCTTGATGCGTAATCTGCCAACCTTTTATTCAGTTTGTCAATTTGGGAATTCAGGCTTTTTTCTCTCTCTTTTAAGGCGCCTATACTCTCACTACCGCCGCCCCTGCCGCTTCCAGAACCTCTACCGCCCATTCTCGCATCTCCTTCTTACTCGCTTATAATATGGCTGAATCCTAGTAACGTTCCAGTCAAATTCTTCAGGGCATTTGCCATACCACAAAATCTCACTGGGTTCAAGCCTTGCCAATGCCGCCCGAACGCCTTTTTCAAACAGCGCTTGATTCTGCTTGCTTTGCTGCGTTCCCACGCTGGAAATCGCCACAATTGAATGCTGCGGCTCGCCATCAAAGCACCACTCGTAGCTTTGTTCATTGCTCCAACATAAGGTTGGCACAACGTGAATCCCGCATTGCTGCCAGTATGCCGCCAGCCAGTGCTTGCGATAGTGATTGTATATCTGCATAGCAAGCGGCATATCTGTATACATTGAGAAATCAGGCGCACACACAGCGCCAAATTTGCGCAGCAGCGGAATGTACTTGTCCGGCTGATTCCACACCCTTTGGAATTGATAATCATCCACGAAAAAGTGAACGCCTTTTGTTGCGCAGTCCGTACAGGTTTTTGCAAAGTTGAATGGAATCCATTCCAAATGCCGCACATCAATGTGTTCCGGCTGGATAATCGGCGTATCGTATTTGCCAACGCCTAAAAAGTTGGCTTTGTCGAGGTTTTCAAAATTCAACATCTTGTCATCCCTCGCCTTCTGTCGTGCGGTCTAACTCCTCTGCTGCCTTTCGCTTCATCAAATCCTCGTACTGGTCTGCGTCTCCGAGAATGGTCAATAGCTTGCGCGTGATGTACTCGTCGTCGTAATATTCCGCTCCGAGCAAGACCGTCTGCGCCTCTTCCTGCTTGTTGATAATTTGATTGCGCGTGTATGTCGGATCGTCATCAAGACCTGCAACCGCCAAAATGCCCTTGATGCAGCGCGTCACGCAGCTTTCAAACTTGTCTGTTTTCAGGTCGAGTGGCACATAACTGGCCTTGATAGCCGTTGCAGTTTGGTTTCCAGCGCTAACAGCCGCAGAATCAAAGGCCTGAAAGTCCTCGTATAACTTTTTGGTGAGCATGTCAATGGTGGTTTGCGTGCCTTGGAACGGCGCTTCGATGCTCTGTGGCGTGGCCTTCGCGCCCTCGTCACCGTCAGCATGGGCGACATGGGTCGTTTTCAGACGCTCAATGAACTTTGTGTCGTCCTGCTCGTCCATGCCTCCGCAGTTGGTCAACACCCAGAAAATCAGGTTGCCTTCGTCAACGTTGTTTACCATGTTGGAGCTTGCAAGGTCGAGCGCGTCAATGGTATTCTGTCGCCCCTGTAGCTCGCTGTGGGCCTGCTCTCCGTTTTTCAGCGGGATAATGGGAAATCCGGGATAATTCTCACCGTCATAAATTTCTGTGCCGTCTGCCTCGCTGGTGCGCAGCTTCAACTTGTAAGCGCGTTTCGGCTTGAGAATCGCCATATCATCGCTTTTGGGCTTTAGATATTCTGTGTAGCCGTCAAGCTCGTACAGCGTGGCGCGTAGTGGCTTATTGTCTGCCACCTGCCAGAAACGGATTCCGGCTTTAATGGAGCCATCTTCCTCGTCGTACAGTGGAACAAATTCCTCTGCTGCGAACACCTGCACATGGTCGAGATTCCAAAACACGAAAGACTGCCCGTCAATCAAAGCATGGCGGGCAGCGTCCATAATATCTTCATCAAACGTCGCACCCAGCGCCTTTTTTGTCTCCGGCTCCTGAAATGAAACGCCGTTGCCCAGCAAATACGAAACTTCTTGGTCTACGACCAAGCCAAAGAACTTGCTTGCTATCTTGTGATTTGCCGTGTACATGTCACGGTGCGCCTTGCCCTGCATGTCGTAAATGATTTTCTCGTATTTGTTGATTGTAGGGTTTTCTCCGTGGTAATACTTGTTTGCGTTCGCTGCAAGGCGTGTGCTATGGTCGGCCTTATACTCATTAATTGCACCCAGTATGAAACTCATGCGGGCCTTTTCGTCCTCGCCAACCGCTACAAAATCTTGGTATGTTTTCACGTCTTCTCACCGCCTTTACACGAAAATGCTCTTGTATCTGGTTTCGGCGGTGTCTCCCGCCTTGTTAGCCGTGCTTTCCATCGCGTACCGCACCGCATCAATGTGATGGTTGTTCAAATCCGGGTAGCCTTCCAGCACTTCTCCCGTCTTTCCGTCCCGCTCGTATTCATACTCGCTGAACTCTTTTGCAGTGTCCGGGCATCGCACGGGGTCTATTACAATAGCATCAAGCATCTGCAGCCACTTTGTACCGTATACAACAGACTTTGGCCCTTTTCTGGCTGGGAATGTCTTCACACCGTACTTGTTGTAATCGGCGATGGACTTTGGCTCGGCGCTATCCGCGCAGACTTTATCCTCACGTGTCAGCCCTTTATCCAAAAGCAGTTGCGCCGTGTCTCTATTGCTGGTTCTGCGCCGTGTAAGCTCATCAAAGATGTACAGCGTACGCCGCGCCGCATCAAAGTGCATCGCATTGTATGCCCATGGGTCAGGATACCAGCCCCAGTCAACGCCGCGCTTGATTCTGTCGAATGTTTTCAACTGCTCATCTGTGATTGGTTGAATTTTCAGGTTTTCGAATACCGCTGTGCCGCTTCCGACAACCTCGCCCAGATACTCGTGTCGGTAAGCTGTTTCGTTTGTGCGCTGCAAATATTCCGCATCGGCCATAAACCGCTCTCCGAGCCATTCTGCGGGCGTTGTTTTGTAGGTGGAATGATGTACTAGCTTTCCCTTGCGGGGCTGCAAAGCGTATCCGTTCGCCCAGTTGCGGGCCATTGCAGGCGGGTTGAAACTCTTGAATGTAATTGACCAGTTACCGCCACGCAAGCACGACTGCTCAACATTACGTATCTGCTCTGCGCCGTCAAATTGGTCTAGCTCCTCAAACCAAGCAATCCCGATATAGCCAAACGGCATCTTCACCGATTTGACCTTGCCTGGGTCATCCATACCGAAAAAAAGCACCTTTTGCCCAGTAGGCAAATAGGTGCATTCCATCGGGGAGACCGTGCAACGAAAATGGTCGTGCAGACCAAGCTCATTGATAGCCCAGACGATTTGCGCATAAACGCTCGTCCGCAGCGTGTTGCCGACTTTGCGGAACACTGCTGCATGGCATTGCGGATGCTTTAGCAGCTGCAAAATCAGCTCTATGCTGATATAGCTTGATTTGGTAGAGCCGCGCCCGCCCTTGGCGACAAGCTCTTTTACATTGCCTGCCTTTATTTCGCGGTGGACTCCCCAAAAGCAAGGGGAAACTATATTTGACAATTTACAAGTCATCTACAATTTGCACCCCACCATCCTCTTTCTGTTCAGGCGTATCGCTCTGCCCCAGATACTGTTTGCCGAGCCAAATTGCCATATTTGCGTTTTTTTGGGCAAGCGCAAATTGATACCGACGCAGAGAACATTTCCCCTTCCCTCGCTTTTGCTTAAAAACTACGGAAAAACTATCCTTGTATGTCCTTTTGCACCACGCATCAATCGTTTTGTCCGTTACGCCAAAGAAATCGCATATATCTTCTTTTGTACACTGTAACCCGCATAGGTTTTCAAAGTGGTTTTGGTCTATCTCTTTTCGCGGGCGTCCTGTTTTTGCCATAAACGCCCTCCTTTTTCTTTTGGCGTTGAATGAACTTTTGCATGTCTCTCTTTAGGTAAGGGCTGTCTGTCTTTGCGATTATTTTTCGCGCTTCTTTAATTGTCATTTAACAGCACCGCCCTATTCCCCGTCAGGGTTTCCCATCGCTTTACAATCACATCACAGTATCTTGGGTCGAACTCCATTGCATAAGCCTGTGTCTGCCAAGCTGCCAAATGTCGCCCCGTTTTGTCACTGGATCGGAAACTTCGTCAACCTCTGGAGCTTCATCTTCCTCAACTTCTTCTGTAATGTCATCGGAGATTCCCCAATCAAAATCAAACGCCGACAAATCCAGCTCCGGCAGTTCATCTTTCAGCAGGTCAAAGTCCCAGTCGCTCTCGTTGCTCTTGTTATCCACCAGCCGCAGAGCGTTCACCTGTTCTGGTGTCAAATCGTCCACACAGACACACGGTACTTCTTTGATTCCCAGCTTTTTTGCAGCCAATGCGCGGCAATGCCCGATTACAATAACGTTGTTTTTGTCCACAACAACCGGCTGTACAAACCCATATTGCTTGATGCTTTCGGCAACATTTTTGATTTGCCTTGCATCGTGCTTTTTTGCGTTTTTTGAGTATGGCTGAATTTCTCCCAGAGATTTCATCACAATTTGCATAATATCCTCCTTTATGCAAAACAAAAAGCCCACACAATTTGTGTAGGCTTATATCCCCCCAAACCCCTTTGCGCCGGAGGAAAAGCGCGTTCCCGCACTACCGGTTTATGCTGTGCCGGTCTCACCCGTTGCGGGGAGCAAATCCGCAACGCTTTTTTCATCCGCTGCATTTATCCCCGCGTGCGGATTCGCGGTCTCTGCTTTGATGTTATGGGTTTCGGCGATGCGTAACTGCGTCAGTAACGGAGTCCACACAAGCAGATGCCGAACGGTTTTCTCGATGTCACCGTCAAAACGTTCCCGAACTTCTCCGCTTTCAAAATCGGTGTGCAATCGGGTATGCGCCCTCTCGTAGTGGGCTGTGCACCGTCGCTCTTCCGGTGTGTCAGGTTATCTATCGCGTTTCCTGCGCCGGGCTTTCACCGGTGGGAGCGACCCAGCATGTGCCCTCAGCCGGACTTGAACCGGCACACCAAGGCTCTTGCCATTGAGCTACAAGGGCATGTGCGGCTTACTGTTTGCACAGTCGTTGTCATCATTTGTGAGGGATACCGCGCCCGCTCACACAGACAGGTTGCGACCCTGCCCTCTGGTACTGCACATGGGTCTTGCACCTTTGCCGCGCCGTTGTTTCGGAACGCAGCGCCCTTGCCGCTGTGATTTTCTAAATCGTATATGGCTAATACGCCACCACTTGGCTGGCTATGCAGCAAATAAAATGCCGGTCTTTCCCGGCTGTCAGTATCGAGAATAGGAGGTTTTGCTATGGACTGTAATGTACCCTCTTTACAGTTTCCAGCATATTCATAATACCACTTGACAACGTCCCCACAGTTACCCTTTTTTCTTGTCCAAAATCCAGAAAAATTTTCTTCTGCTTTCGTAAAACTGCCGTCTGCCGCAATACACAGGCTGGTATTCGTAAGCCGTTCCCTCTGTTACATTTTTCAACAGAGCGCACCAGTTTAAGGGGTCTGCTTCTCTTGCCGCGTCCTCAATGATTTGGACATCTGTGCTTAACTTTAGCGCTCTGTCCGCCTTTCTAGCTGTTGGGTCTGCCTTTCCGTTTCCGTGCGGCAAACCGTCATTTGAAACCGCATCAAGTCCTCTTGCACTAGCAATTTCCAACCGCATTTCAGCGTATCTTTTGCAAAAGTGCTTTAATTCAAGGTATCTTTCTTTTGAAATCCCATATTCATCTAGGTTGAGCGGTCTTTCTCTCATTTTTGCTCCTTTCTTCCATTTTTATGCAGCGCGGCAACGTGCAAATATTGTCATTCTTCCACTCGCACGTCACGCAAAGATGTTTGCGGGCGTATTCATCAACTAGTTGCTGTTTTGTCATGGGGTCACCTCCTGTGGTATAAGTCATTTTAGAATCCTCCTAACTATACGATAAATCGCAATGCCGATACGGGTTACGACCAGCAGCGGCCAGAAAACAAGGACAATAACGTTGTCTGCGCCGTCTACGGTGTCCATTCGGTCTGTGTGGTTGATGTACAGGACGGCGAGCAGGCCGCACAGGTCGTAAACACAGACGGCGGCGATAACAAGGATAATGGTCATGGGGTCACCTCCGGGGGTTCAGGGAGTGGCATCCAGTGGGTGACGGCATCAAGGATACCCCACTCATCGGACGCCCATCTCCCGATTTCATTGTCGTACCAGGCGAGATACATTATGCCTCTCCTAAATGCAAGCACTTCCGTTTGCTGCTTTGGCAGTCTGTCTTTAACGCTTATCCAGTCACTCATCTGCGCTCACCATCCTTTTGCCGCATTCCGGACAAAAATTATAAGCAGCGAAAGAAATTGCATTACAAGCTGAACATACAACATTTGTGCTTCCGCCGCTATCGCTTATCCAGTGTGCCGTAGGCCGCAGGGATTCTGGGTCGATGGTCGGTGTATCATCCACCAATCCGCGCCCATACTCTGCGCCGCTCTTATATGCCTGGTACTCGCCACCCTCATAAGCTCACCCGATCATATCAGATAGTCGCGGTACTTTATCTGCGTCAATCAGCCACATGGTTATCCCTCACTTTCTCAAAATAGAATTTGATCGCTTTCGGATTTTTCAGCACATTTCCGTACACCACGCCGATCTTGTAAATGTAGTTCTCTTGCAGTTTTCGCGGAATCTCAGCAATGTATCGTCTGAATGTTTCAAGGTCGTGGGCGCGTTTGTAATGGTTGCACATACGGCAGGACGGCATAAGGTTTTCAATGTCGTCCGTGCCGGAATCCTCTGGGTTCCACGCCCTCTGCGGCTTGAAGTGGTCGACCTGCATATCGTTGTATGCGATATGTCTGCCACAGTAAGCGCAATGACCATCGTATTTTTTATACACCGCAATGCGGGTCTTTTTACTGATCGACATTTATTCATCCTCGCTGTATGTCGTGACTTTATCGCGGATTGTCTCTTGAAGTTGTGCCATTCTGATGTCTCCTCAGTTGCTCGTTTTAAGGTTTTTTAGCATATCATTTGTTAAGTACAAGGCCGCTCCGGCATATATGTCATAGTGTGTGCCATCTTCATAAATCTTGCGGTCATAGTAATATTCAATATAGCTATGGTTTTCTTCTGATTTTCGTATTGTAACGAAGTCTATTCTGTCTTCTTTGTCTTCAATGCTGTTTCCGTTTAATACGCCGTAGCAAATATAGTTTTTGTGTCCGATAACACCTCCGTATCCATTCGTTTCCATTTGTGTTGTTATATAGGCGTACAAGATTTCCTGCTTTGCCGATACGGTTTTCTCTTCAACCATCGGATTTTCTTTGCAGGCACATAGCAGAGCCGTCAAAACAAGAGCAACCGCCAATACCAACAATCTTTTTTTCATTCGGATACCTCCTCTTTCCAGTATTTGCGGTAGCAGTCGTCGCAGCCTTTTCCATTTGTGCATTCAATGCTTTTATCAATGTCGCAAGGTTTAATACACAAAATTCCATCATCTTCACCTATTTTTGCATTAGGGAACATCTTCAAAAACTCACTCTGGCGGGTCTTGATGGGGTGGTCTTTTGACCATTGCTCGACTATTGAAATCATTTCCCCAATGCTTTCAACTGAAGCGTCGCCGAGCATAACCGTGCGCCTGACCATGCACATGTCCTTGCACATTCCCTTTTTACAAATAGGGCATCCCGCGCAGCTTCGATTTTTGCATAACCTGTTTACCGTCTGGAAAAATTCAACTGCGTCCATCACTCATCAACCTCTTCGTTCCAGTATTTGTATCTGCACTTCTCGCACATTTCTTCAGATGCCACGCCTACCTCGCACGCCTTCTTTTTGTCAAAATGCGCAGTGCAAAAAGTGGTTGTAATACTATACATGTTCGCGTTCGGGAACATTTTTTGAAATTCACTTTTTCGTGTTTTTACGGGGTGGCCTTTTGCCCATTGTTCAACGATGCTTTTAACTTTGGAAGCCTTCTCATCTGTGATGTGCAATAGTACATCACAAACACTTCCCATTTCGCTGAAATTATTATATAGAGGGCATTTTTCACACATTTCACCACTGTAACACATGCGCTTCATTGATTTGTAAAATTCAACTGCGTCCATAGTCTTACTCCTTATCCAGCCCGCGGGCTACATACTGCCCATAGGTCAGGCCCAGGGCGGCGGCTTCGCGGGTACATTGTTCAATGGGTTTTATGGTTTTCTTCGGGTTGGGATGCGCGGCGGGTTTCTTGCCTTTTTTCAAAACACCGGCATCCCTGCGGCGCCGGTAAGATGCCTGCGCGCTTTTGATATTGCGCTTGCGGATGCAGGAATCGCAATAGCGCTTTGTTGGCTGTACGTCCCACATGATTTTCCCGCAGGTCTTGCAGAATTTTGTTGTGGTCATAGCGGCTCCTTTGTTTTGGGCGCTTCAATGCCGATGCTTTGCAACGTTACCTGCTCCCAGAGGTCGGCAAGCTGGTCATTGCGGTACTCGTTGTATTTATCAGCAACGGGGCCTGTCATTGCATCCTGAATCCGTTTCAGGGTGCGGGGAGAAAGACCGACCTGATAGCACGCCAGCAGACACAGATAGGCGGCGCGGGTGGCAATATCGCTGCGCTCCTTCATGACGGCCTCCTGCGCACTGCTTTGGATGCCCTGAATTTTAGCTTCTGCATAAGCGTCTATGGCCTTCTGCATGGCCGTGGTGGGATGAAGTCTGGCTTTCATAGGTTACACTTCCTCTATTTTGTTTTTCATGTTGCGATTTCCTCAAACGTCATTTGTTCTTGGGAAAAATCGAGCATTTTTTCTTTGGCGATGGCGTAAAACTTGCGGTCAACCTCAAACCCATAGCTATCCCGCCCACATTCATAGGCGGCGCGGATGGTGGAGCCGGAACCGGCACAGGGGTCAATCACGACGTCGCCGGGGTCTGTGAAAATTTCAATCAGGCGTTTCAACAGGTTTACCGGCTTTTGGGTGGGGTGTATTTTTGGATACTCCCTGCCGGAATCGCGCCGCCACTCGAACCAGTTATAGACCATGTGGCCGCCGCCGTTGAATTTGGGGAGCTTGTCGCGGTAGAGCACAACGGCAAACTCGGTAGCGCCTACAATACGCATATTTGCTTTGAGCACCTGGGCCGAGTAGTTTTTTACGAAAAACAGCGGGTAGGACTTCATGAACCCGTACTTTTTGCCCCATTCGGCAATTTCCTGCATCTGCTCAAACGCGCAGAACGCGATCATGGCCGGGGCTTTGCCGCGTTCCTTCGGCTCTTTGACAAGCAGCTTAGAACAGAAGTGCATATACTCTGCTATTTTGAAACGGCCATCTGTGTTAAAAAAGTTCTTTTTGGCGAGTTTGCTTTCTCCGTTTTTATTGTCACCGCCGTTGTACCAGACGGGATTGCTGGCGTAAGCGTTAGCGCCAATGTTATAGGGAATATCGGCGATTACAAGCTGGGCGTGCGGAATGCCATAGCACTTGTAATTTTGAAAATTATCATGGTAAAGTTCGCAGATTGGCATCTGCTTCATCCTCCATTTCTTCAATGAAAATTTCGGTGCGGGGGTTCTCTTTGTCGACCATCACGCGGGAACCGTCCACGCTGGCGATAATCGTATAGTTATCATCTGCAAGGATTTTGCCTGCAACTAGCACGTCGTGAGCGGCTTCTATCAAGTTTGTCAGGTCTGTACGTCTGCGGGTTGGCATGTAAAACACTGTGGCAACGCGATAGCGGCCCTCTAGGGGCTTTATCGGTTTTGGGTATAAATACCATAAGGCCGCCGCTTCGTACCGCTTGTAGGCCGCGCTCTGGGCGATAAATGGCTTTCTGGTCTTTTGGTTGATAAGGATTCGCTGTGAGTTCTTTTTCGTGATGGGCGGGATGCGGACAATGTACTTGTGAATCATCAGTCCCACCCTGCATAAGCATTGCGCCCTGCGTCCTTACCCGCTTTATATTTTGCAGTCTGTTTTGCACAAAAATCAGCATCCAGAATTTCAAGTTCCGCCATATCGGCATAGAACTTTGCGTCCAAATCATCCATTGGCTTCTGAATCTCGTTGCACCAATTCCGCACTTCAGCAGGGGATGAGGGCGGGAACATCTGACCAGACTTGATTTTCTTATCAAGTGCCGCTCGCTGTAGAGAAAGCGGAATGTCGGACAAGTCTTTTTCCCATACCGCAATCATTGCTTTCTTTTGCTGCGGCGTTTTCCCATTGCCGAAGTTGGGCCACTTAGCAGCAATCAGGCCCATTATCGGGTGCAGGTCTGTCCCACGCTGAACGCCCTCAATAGCTCCTGCCAGCGGTGCAACGGTCATTGTCCCGTAAGCCAATCAAAATCCCTCCCGTCATTGCGTTGTGCTGGCTGCTGGCTGCGAATCGGATAGAACGCTTGCCAGCCCATCCGCACGATTTCTCGCATATAATCCTGCAAGCTTAAATTGCTTTCAGCGGCCATTTCCGCCAGCTTGTCAAGGTTCTGTCCGATAGCGCCCTTAGTTTCAGGGGCGCGTTTCTTCTTGCGGTTGTCCAGCCACTCAAACAGCAGCCCCCGCAGTTCCTCGTCCTGCGTATAGTCCTCGATGGCCTTCTTTGCCGAAAACGCAGACGCGAGCTGGCGCGTAGCCAAGCTTTCAGCTTGGCATATATCTTGAGTATCGTTAGATACGAAAGATATATTTTGTTTTTGTTTTTTGTTTTTTGTTTGGGGTACGAACGCTAACGTCTGTTCACCGTCGTTAGCGTTCGTTGACGTTCGCTCACCGTCGTTAACGGCTGTGGTCGAGCGTTGACCTCTGTTTGCCTTGTTCTGGGCGCATTTGGCTTCGTATCGTTCTTTACCTGCATCAATGTCCTCTGCAATGAAATCAAACGCGGTTTCCTCACGCCCATTGAGTTGCGTCTTTTCTCCCGTCTCGTTGTATAACATAAGAGCACGGAACAGCCGACCTAGCTCGCTATCTGATAGGTTGCGCGTCTTCTTCCTGTAGGAATTGAAGCAGCAGAAGTATTCTAGTGCCATATTCAGTTGTCCTTTTCCTTATCCTTAAAACGGCAAATCTCCGTTATCCTCAATTTCTGCATAGTCATCACCGCTGCCATGTGAGAGCGTAGGAGCCGCGCTCTGCGCGGTGTGGGTGTTTTCCTTACTTCCGGCAAAGTTGACGTTCTGGGCTACGATTTCAGTTGCTGTGCGGTTCTGGCCGCTTTTGTCTTGGTAGCTGTGAGATTGCAAGCGCCCATCAATAATAATGAGCTGGCCCTTCTGGAAGTAGCGGCAGATAAATTCTGCCGTCTTGTCCCACGCAACAATATTCAGCCAATCGGCCTGGCTCTGGCCGTTGGCATCCTTGCGCCCTCTGTCGCAGGCGATGGAAAAGGAAACGACGTTCTTTCCTGTGGTGGTCTGGCGCATTTCAGGGTCGCGAGCGAGGCGACCCATAACTGCAACAACATTCAGCATCTTTATTCCTCCAAGTAGTTGATATAAAAGCGGCGGCGAAAGTCGTCGTGGTTCCAATGGTAATAGGCTTCTGCAAGCATTTGGCCTTGTTTGTGGTAGTGATCTTGCAGGTCGCCGCTTGAATGAATGGCGGCGTGGCAGGCGGGGCAGACGTTAATCCAGAGGCCCAGTGCCTTGCTGGCCTTGCGGCGGCTTCCGCCGTAGATTTCATGCCGGGCGGTGTCTCCAAAGCGGTGGCAGTGATAACAGCGGAACGATTCATGTACGAACAGCGACGGCGCGTAGTCGTTCTTGTCAAGCTTCACGCCGAATTCATTGCGGGTCTGCATCGTCTGTCAGTCCTTTCAACTTTGAAATTTCTTCCGGGGTCATGGTGGGGATGCCCTGCTGCTGGCATTCCTGCACAATCAGTTCAATGAGGCGGTGCATCTGGGAGGGGTTGAACTGGGAAGAGCCGTACCAGCATTGCAGGTTGTAGAAAGTCCCCTGCGGGGTTGTCATTTCATCGAGCTTGTGAACCTGCCAGCCATCGCCCTTGCTCTCCCAGCCGTTTTTGAATGCTTTTGCAGCATCGGCGCGGAGGGTGACAAGGGCTGAACTGCCGCCGATGTCGCGTATCAAATCACGGTAGATGTCCAGTACAGGGCGGTTGATTTTGGCGGCAAGCTGGTTCATGAGCGTCCATGCGTAAGCGTTGGCCGAGAGGCTGCGCTTTTGCGAGGCCGTGCCGATGACGGCGGCAAGGGGCTTTCCCTCGTCAATAACGGCGCGGGCTTTATCGCAGTCGGCGGGGGAACATTCCAGCGTGATTGTGTTTCCGATAACAACTGCGGTCTTGATGGCAATTTGCTGCTTCATTTTCTGTGTTCAAACTCCTTTGCAACGCTGCGCCAATCATCATCGGTGAAGTCCTTAAACAACTTGCCAATAAAGGTCTTTGCTTCTGTTTGGACTGTCTTTTTGTCCTTACCGGTTCGCTGTGCATATCCTGCCAGCGCAGTTGTTGCCATGTCCTTTACGACCTGTGCGGTAACTTCTGGTGATGCTGTGACCGGCTGGGGCTCTTCTTCATAGCGCTCTTTAAATTCATCTGCTTCACTGTCGGAATAGATGCCGTCAAACGCAAGTTTGCAGATTTTTAAAACAACACGGTCAAACAAGCGTTTGTATGCCATTGCGTAAGGGTAAGCGTTCTTACAGTTCTGCGTAGATGCTTCACCGACCTCATATAAGCCTTGTGCCTTATTTGCATAGGTAAAAACAAGCGAATTTCCGTAGCCGGATTTGTCGACAGACACACAATCCGGGTTAAACTTATCCTTTTCCGGCATGTTATCATTGATTTTCAGGCAGGCGTTGTGACTGATGATAAGGCCGGTATACATCATTTTCCCGGTTTTGGTTTCGTTCATGAGAATCCAGAAGTCTGCCTCGTTAAGGTAGGGCCGTTCCTGAATGGCCTTTATGGCTTTGGCACGGCTGGCAAGGTATTTTGCACTCTGGATAACGGGGATATCTTGACGGGATTTAAGAGAATACTCTGTCTTTTTTTCGTTAAACATCAGATTGCTTCTCCTTCCGGGTCGGGGGTGGTGAGATGGATGCGGTAGCAGACAGCAGGCGGCTGAGTGGTGCGTGGCTTGCGGGTTTTTAGGTCATAGAAGTAGACCGGAATACCGTCTGCCAGAAAATAAGTGCTGTTCAGGCCGTATTCATGTTTTGCGAAAAGTGGTACAAATGCGCCGATGCTCACGGAATAGATGCGGCGGGCAGCCTGCACGGCGTTAAAATAGCAAGCGCTGATGCCCTTTCCGGTGGGGATGAACTCGGCAAGATGCCGACCCTTCAAAAGTGCGTGCGCCTGCTTCAGCGCGCTAATGTCATCAATGGTCATTTAGTAGTCCTCCATACAGCGGCAATCTTCCCAGGGGTCGTCCTCTTGGACATCCTCACCGGGAAAGTCACCGGGGTTAAAACACATATCACAGCCGATGATTTCCGTTCCGATCATGTAAATTGCTTCGCATTCCTCGCCACATACCGGGCAGCGGGGGCGGCGTGGTTCGTCAGGCGGGAAGGGGTTGTCTTGATGCCCCCAGAAGCTAGTCATTCGGACACCTCCACAAGGTCGCCGTTTTTTAGCTTGTACCAGGTGTCAGGCTTGACCGTTACGCCGTCCACTTTAAAGCACTGCACATCTTTACGATGCCAGTTATAATTTTCATCTTTAGCCCATTCTGCCAGCACAAGCCAGCATCCTAAAACGCCTTTTGCTTTGCTTTCAATGCCAAGTGCAGCAGCAACGCTTTCTTTACCCGAGACATCTGCCTTGGAGTAGTTGCCCGTGTTGGTGGACGCGGAGCGGAAGCCCGTGTTGGTGGACGCGGAGTAGTTGCCCGTGTTGGTGGACGCGGAGCAGTCGCCCGTGTTGGTGGACGCGGAGTAGTTGCCCGTGTTGGCCTCTTTATTTTCATCCTTGATGTTTTCCATCACAAAATCAACGGCAGCTTTTACAAGCCCAGCAATGCCGATTTCTGCTTTCACAGCAATCTTTTTTCCGCAGCGCTTGCTATCTTCGTTGCTTTTTTTATGGCTCACATCGTCCAAATCCACCTCACAGTAGCGGCTCATGTAGCCGGGGGCGTAGTATCCAAATACATCCAGCGGGTACTCGCAGGCGTGGAAGCCTTTCTCGCACAGTTCGGCAGTGGGTTCCTCGTAGGTCTTGCCGATTTCGTACTGGAAATCACGGCATTTCAGGTCTTTGTCAAAGCCTTTATACATTTTCATGAATGTTTTCCTCCTGCTTGAGAATCAGCCCGCACAGGGCGTTGAGCGCCAGCGTAGAGCCGACGATGGTGGGGACGTTGAGAGAACCGAGCGCAGCCAGCAGCAGCACCAAATCTGCGGTGATTGCCAGCTTGACGGCGGCGCGTTTCAGTGATACAATACAGTTAGAGCTTTTTGCGATGCTCTGTTTTTTTGCCGTTCCGGTGGTGGTGCACCGGGGCGGCGTTTTTGTTTCGGTCATCATTCTCTGATTTCCTCCCATTCAAAGCGGCCCTTGCCGCTGTTTCTCCACTGCCCAAGGCCGCGCTTTGCGCCGTAGTCGAGGCATTCACGAACCATATCCTCAAGCTTAGGGTCGAGACATTCGATTTCAAATTCTGCTGTTGCACCTGCGGGAACGCTCTCCGACTTTGCGATGCTGACACGTTCGCCCATCGGAGTTTGCGCCCGCAGGGGGCGCTCGCAGAAATCAACCTTCATGCCGTGCAAATCATAGGGAATCTCGCGCGGGGTAACGAAAATAAGGCCATCAATTGCCTGTTTGTACGCCTTGATAGCTGCGCAAGCCTTGCCGCCTGCATAGCCAGCCTTGCCAGCTTTTGCAAGCATTTTGCAGCTGTCCTTGAACATGCCCTTTACCTGATAGTCGTACAGGAACGGCGTTCCGTCAGCGTTTTTGGGAAATACCGTAATGCGGTCTTCGGCGTTCTGAGCCTTGATATTGTCCACTTCTTCTGTGGTGAGATCGCTGGTGGGTGCCTTACTGGCAATGTAGGTTGCGAGAAGTTCTTCATTGCTGGGGCTGCTGCCCAAAACTTCTTCCAATAGGGTGATTTTTACTTTCATGGTGGTTGTCTCCTTTTTAAATAAAATCGGTTGCTTTTCTGCGCCTATGCCAATCTATGCAATGCCTATGCGATGCGGTGCTGCTCCATGCCGTTGCGGTGCCATTCGTCGCGTGGCCTCGCCATTCCATTGCCAATCCGAGCAAGCAGCACAAGGCCTTTCCACTGCTAATCAAATCGGTGCCTCCGCAAAACCTTTCTGGGCTATGCCGTCGCGCTGCCATTCTTTGCCAAGCCTTAGCTTAGCCATGCTACGCCAGGCTTAGCCTTCTCGTCGAATTGCAGCACCCTGCCTCTGCCTTGAGACGCTGTACTGAGCTATGCCTTTGCCATGCAATTCAATGCCTTTGCTGTGCTATGCACTTCCATAGCGACACATAGCTAATCCATGCCGACGCCGAGCAGCTCGCTACCGTTGCGACACGGAGCATTACCTTTGCGGGTCAATGCATACTATACTTTTCCTCTGCATATTGTAGCCAATCTAAGCAGTGCCTTTGCCAATCAGCACAAGGCTTTTCCGTCGCCTATCTGTGCAGCGCTATACCCTCTCAATGAGAACTTCCCGAAGCTGGGCGAGTAGGTTGTCTACTCGTTCTTCACGCGTTGGCTCTTTGGGCGTGGGCCTTACGATGCCGGATGGGAAAAATCGGGCAAAGTCGTCGTATGTAATGTCCAGTGCTTGGCATACTCTGCCGACCTCGCGCCACTCCCAAGGGCTGCGCCCGTTGATGCGCTGCGAAATAACCGCTGGCGGGATATGGCACTCTTCGGAAAGTCGCTTCTTGTTGTAGCCCTTGCTTTTGATAAAAGCGGTAAAAGCAAGGTTTGCCATGGTGGTCACTCCTTTCTTTCTGCGATCAGTTCACTTACAGCCGCCTCCATCTTTCTAGTTATCGGCTAGCAAGTAATCAATCGGCACGCCGAAATAGTCGGCCACTTTCTTTAGCGTCGTGATGCTGGGGCCGTAAGGCGATTTCTCCCACTTGCCAAGTGCGCCGTTTGAGATTCCGGCGCGTTCCTCAAGGATTGTGCGAGAAATATTGTTTTTTCGGCACAGCGCATCAATTTTCGAAATATTCACCTAGCAAAAGCTCCTTTCTAGTTGACTATTGCTAGAAAATATGCTACTATGAACTTGCGAGATTTATAACAGCATATTTTTAGCTAGTCCGCTGGATTTTAGGGGGCTTGGTTCTTTGTTGCCCTCTATGCTGTCTATTATACTAGCTTATCGCCTAGTTGTCAATAGACTATCGCCTAAAAATATGCACAAATAGTCTAGGTGATTTTTGTGGATAATGTTAAAACTGTAGAAACCATTCGTGCCATGTGCAAAAAGAAAAAGACTAGCTTGACTAGGCTAGAGGAAAAGCTCGGTTTTTCAAATGGGTATATCGGCAAAATGGCAAAGAGGCCAAGTTCCCCGCCTTATGACAAACTGGTCGCAATAGCTAACGAGTTAGGAGTCACCGTTGCCGACCTGACCGGGGAAAAAGAAAACCCCACCAGCGTGTATACTGGCGGGGAGGTTGATACTGCTAAAATGTTGACATACCTCGACAATCTATCTACAAAAAAGCCCACCGCACAAGGCGATGGGCTAATATCTGATTTGCCGCAAGATGTACAAAAGCTCATTTTTCTTTGCCAAGAGAGCCCTCAGCTTGCAAGCGCTTTATTAAATCTTGCGCAGCAGTTACAAAATCGGTCATCTGGTCAGGCGTAAAGGTTGAAACAATTTCAATAAGTTTTTCTGTGTCCGTCATTGCTGATTCCTCCAAAAAAAATGTAAAGGTGGTTCTATTATGTCTAAAAAGCAAATCGTACGATGGGTAATTGCTGTTTTGTGCATTTTGTTTGTTCCTGTATGTGGCAGCCCAATTTCCGTTGTTTTACTTCTTGGCGCGGCAATCACCGTTGCGCCTGTCGAAGCAATTCAGCAGCACTTAAAAAAGCCATTAAACATTATTATCCCTGTAGTTTTCTTTGTAGCCGCTGTAATGGCCGCACCCAATACAACAAGCCAAAAAACTGAAGAGCCTGCGCCCACAGCAGCGCCAGAAGCAACCGCTACCCCAGAGCCTACGCCGGAAATCACCGCAACGCCAGAGCCTACCGAAGAGCCATTACAGGAAAGCAGCGATAGCACCGATAACAGCGACATGAAGTTTTTTGCCGCAATTGTTGAGTATGCTGCTTCCCAGTCTTACGCAGAGGATAAATACAAAGTTGAATATGATGATAGCGGCATAACCCTTTCTGTGTGGGGTGACAACCTTGCAATGGGGGCAGCGCTTGCGTCTTCTGGTGATGAAAACGCAAAGCAAGAATGGGAATCCAATGTTGTTGACCCCTTTGTTGAATTAAACAAACAGCTTGTAGAACAGGCAAAACAAAATGGGTTAGACGATGCCGTTATTATGACCAATGTTCTTAATGATGCAAATTTGGACAACACATTACTTAGTGTTCTTAACGGAGCCGTTATTTATGACTGTGTAAGCGATTCGTAAACCATTGATTGTATTTTACACAACTTACAGTTGTATTTCAACAATTTCACAAAAATACTCATTTGTCAAGTCTTTATAATCCGCTTTTTCGGTCTTCTGCGCCCGTGTCTTGGTGGGACATCCAAATCAGGCAGTTTCTTCATGGTCTGCTTCCCTCCTCGCACGGTCTTGCAGCACAGCACGGTACAGGGCTTCAATGGTTGCCGCATTATGGTTTTGGTAATTCTTTAAACGTTCCACGTTATTCATTGTTGATTCCTCCTGCGTTTTCTGACTACAGTAAGAATCTTAACATGTTTTTTATACCATAGCTTCCATTTATTCCCATAGCATTTTTTGAAGAAATATTTCTTTATATTTTCTTGATTGCTACGGTAGGAAAATTTTACCGCATTTGAAGTGCAAAACATGTAAAAAATTGAGGGTGATAAAATGGAAAGTAGAGCTGATTTCCGAGAACGTGAAGGACTTATTCTTTCGCAGTGCCGGTTGGAATCCGGGCTTTCGCAAGAATATGTAGCCAGGCAGATGGATGTGAACATCCGCACGGTGCGCAACTGGGAAGAAGGGCTTTCCCCTATCCGAAGCGATGACCTGTTGATGTGGTTCACCGTCTGCAAACAATCCCCATGGCGCTGGCTTCAGCGAATCTGGATGCCGTCTGCATTCAGCGATACCGATACTCCAAACTGGACGGACGAGCAGGTAGACAAGGCACTTTCTGATTATATCGCTCAGATGCCGAGCCTGTACAAGCGCCGCCTGCTGTATATCCTTTGTGGGGCGCACGGGAGCGATTGGGCGGGCCAAATAGATTTGCTGTGTGCTAACGCGCATACGTCCATGCAAAGCCGTGTACGCGTCTGTCAGGCCGTAATACAGAACTACCGGATAGATACCGTAACTGGGGATGACCCATGCCCGGAAAGCATCAAGCCGGACTTTGACCGCCTACAAATATGCCTGCAAGCCGGAGAAGCTGCCGTTCTGGCAGGCAACGGCGAATATAACGCAAGAGAAAAATAAAAAATCCCCTGCCGGTGGTGCCACACCAGCAAGGGATAAAGGGCCGTCAACATAAAAAGTTGACGGCATTATTATAACACACACAAAAAGGAGCCGCAATATGAAAAGGACAAATACCGCAAAATGGATTGAAAGCGCCGGGCGTTGGCAAATCAATGTGCAAAAAAACGGCGTGCGCAAGACGTTTACCAGCGCCAAGCCGGGCCGCACAGGCCAGAGGGAAGCTAACAAAAAAGCAGATGACTGGCTGGAAAAAGGCTTGCAGACGCGCGGGAAGACTGTGGAGAGCGCGTATGCAGAGTATTTGGAAAGGGCCTCTAAAATATCAGGGCAGAGCAACTACAGACCAAAAGAAAGCCGATGGCGCATCTGGATTCAGCCGGAAATAGGCCACAGACGGCTTGAATCGCTCACACAGCAGCAAGTTCAGGCTGTGTTGGACAACGCCAAAGCAGCAGGCAAGAGCCGCAAGACGCTGCAGAACCTTTACGGAGATATAACTTCTTTTTTCCGCTTCGCCAGGAATTCCGGGTACACAACATTCACGCCAGACGCGCTGCACATACCAGAGGGGACGCCGAAGCCCAGAAAGAAAATATTGCAGCCGGATGATTTGGCAATACTCATGACAAGCGACAAGACCATGTTCAGAGGCAAGGAAATAGTAGACCCCTATGTAAACGCATATCGCTTTGCAGTGCTTACGGGCCTGCGTCCCGGGGAGCTTCTGGGCCTGCAATGGAAAGATGTGAAAAATGGCTGCATCTATCTGAAACGCGCAATCAATGTTTACGGAGAACACACGACTGGGAAGAACGACAATGCGATTCGCGCTATTGAACTGTCAGACATGGCAAAGAGCGTGCTGGAAGAACAGCGTGAAGTCACCAATAAAGAAAAAAGCGTGTTTGGCGTAACCGACGAGCATCTGCTTTATAAATGGTGGCGCAAGTATTGTGCTCACAATAATATACGGTATGTCTCCCTGTACGAACTGCGGCACACATTTGTGTCAATCGCCAATGTTCTTCCAGAGGGGCAAGTCAAGGCTCTTGTCGGCCACAGCCGCAACATGGACACATTCGGCGTGTACGGCCACTCCGTAAACGGGCAGGCAGAAAAGATTGCATCTGCGCTGGATGCAGCTTTTAGAAGCGCCTTAGAAAGTACACACTAAAAGTACACACTTTTTGTTTTCAGACGGTAGCAAAAACCGAAATGCAGTATGCCAAGTAGCATTATATAAAGTATAAAAGGCAGAAAATACCCACGGTTTGCAATGCTGTAGGGTTCGACTCCCATCAGCCGCTCCATAAAAAATAGCGTAGATTCATCAGAATCTACGCTATTTTGTTTACGAAGTACACACTTTAGTACACACTTCGCTTATTTCCTGATCAAGTTGTGTACCAAATCTTTGTACGTTTCCGGTTGCGCTTCTTTCAGCGCATCCATAAACTCATCCAGCACACGCCACACTCTACCGGTATCGGCCTTTTTTACAATCTCCAAAAATTCACTCATCCTGTAAACGCTCCAATTTCCGCATTACGCCATTATAAACTTTATGGTTTGCTACATACAAGGCCGACATAAGCTCATCCAGTACGTTCAGCGCCGCTGTGGTGTCTACGTTTGACACAGCCCGTAAAAAGTCACTGCCACCAACAGCAGCCCTTGTAGGCGGCTCTGCCGCTTCGTAGTAGCGCACAGGCTCTTGCAGTTCTGCTTCCTGCGGAGAATGGGACGCATCTGCAAGACGCTGATTTTTCACAACATACAGCGCTGCCAAATTTTTAACTCTGGTCATGGTGAGTTCGCTGTTTTCGATTTCGGCTATAGCGCCGTCAATCTCTCGCACGTCAACCATAGCCCTTACACCTCACTTTAACCGTTTCGCATCGTGTCAATGCAGCGCTGGATGACTTCCCTGTCTTTGCTGTCAGCTCCGCGCATAATATCTTCCATGCGGGAAATCAGAGAATCGCGCCCATCGTCCATGCTGTAATGGCCACGCACATAATGGGAACCACGCCGCGCATAGCTGCTGCCGCGTCCATAATTGCCGCGCATATTAGCGCTCCAATCACCATCCCGGCTGTAATCTTCATCGCGGCTGTAGCCACCTTCTTCCAGCATGGTGATTTTGTCGATGTTCTTGATGGTGTCGGTCAGCTTGTGCACAGTTTCCAAGTCACCAGCAGACATTTCGCCTTTTTTGCCGATTTCGTCAAGCTCATCGCACAGCATATCCTTCAGATCATACAGGGTTTTCATACTCATTTTCATTCTCCTTTCAGCCGACGCGCTCGGCAATGAGATTCGAGTTTGCAAAAAGCACCGCCTGTGCACTCGTGTTCTTTGCGGCAACCGTCACGCAGCAACCGCGCGGAACGTCCACAAACGCCGCCACAAACACGTTAAAGTAATTCTCCACTGCTGCGGGCGTAACAGTTGCAGTGGCGCTTACAAGCGGTTCTCCGTTGATTGTAAGCGCGGAAGTAATTGCACCGACTGTGCCGCCTGTGGGAATCGCAATGTTCGCGCCAAAACTCACCTTATAACGCGCCTTGCACTGGTTCGTGATGCCGCGCAGTGTAACGATGCCAGCGCCCTCACGATGCACAATGCAGCTTTTTCCGCAAACTGCCGTTTCGGTAAGCGGCACATTCTGCCCTGCGGCAACGTTCACGATACTGGAATTCGTAAATTCAGCCATAAAATCATTCCTTTCAAAAAAAGATAGTGGCGGGACGATTGCCCCGCCACATTTTGCACTATCGGCACGGGGCCGAACATGTCAGATGTTCCGACAAGTTGCCGTATTCGTTTTTAGCATCCGCAGCCGTTGCAGCCGCCGCAATTCCCGTACTGATACGGTGCAGGAACGGGGAAAGCCGGAACAGGGCGGGGGTTGTAGTAAGCGAGCTGCCCGCTCATATAGGCTTTCAGCGTTTCATTCTGCGCAGCCTGACTTGCGGCAAGCTGTGCGGCAAAAAGCTGCTGGTTCTGCTCGGCAATCTTGGCATCTTTAGCCTCAATGCGCTGCGCCGTCAGTGCGTCAAGCACAGCGCGTGCGTTCGCGTTCTGGTTTTCAATGATGTCCCGAGTGCCGTTCTGAATGGTCTGGCGCGTGTCGCAAGCCTGCGTAGCAAGGTTGTAGTTAACGCCCTGAATAGCCTCGCGGGTCTCGCAGCAGCAATTCGCCTGCTGCATCTGCATGGCATTCAGCTGCTGCATAAATGCCGCCTGCTGATTGGCGCGGCTGATTTCGGCGCTCATAAAGCCCTGCTGCATAGCGTTCTGCACACCGTTGACAAGCTGTGCCTGAGCATAGAAGCCGTCACACAGACCGTTGTTCACGACGTCGATTTTGCGTTCGATGTTGGCAAAGTCGCTGGTGAGGATGTAGCCATCGACAGCGCCAGCACCATTACCGCCGCCAAAGCTGTTGTTGCCCCAGTTGCCGCCCCAGCCGCAGAAAACGAAGAGGAAGAGAATAATAATCCACCACGCACCATCGCCGCCAAAGCCCCAGCCGTTGCCATTGCCCGTATTTGCAGGCTGAACAGGCATTGTCATAACAGTGCCGTCCGAAGAAAGACTCATGTTTAACTCCTTTCAAAAGTTGAATGTATTGTTCACCGTGCGCACGGGTTGAACCTATTTTAAAAAGCTCTGAAACTGTTGCGCCATCGCTTGCAGCTGATTTAGCTGCTGCTGGCTCATTTTTCCAGATTGCAGCAGATTTTGAACTTCTTGCTTCGGGTCGCCTTGAAAATTCTGTCGGAACTGCTGAAACTGATGCATCATCTGCTGAAATTGTCCCATTGCGCCCGGCATTTTGCCGCCGCCAAGAGCGTTAAACAGAGGGTTGCTCATTGTCTGCCTCCTTTTTCTTGCGCGTCAAAGGTTTATCCGCCGCCAGCGCGTCAAAGCGGGCTGTCAACGCGTTGAACTCTTGCCGTGTGACATATTCCTCTTTCGGTTTTTGCGCTGTCTGTGCGGGCTGTTTCTGGCTTGCCGTGCGTTCTGAGTAGTCAAAAACGCGCAGGGGCTGCGGCATACCGCTGGCATCGGTGGATTTGATATAAAATGTGCTGTTTTCACTGTCCATCAACAGCACACTGTTCCCTGCCGCCACCATATACGCTTTGGCTCCTTCTTCACCCTGCACCCAGATAATAGGCGAGCTTTGCTGTGCCGGTTGCTGCTGCGGATATGCCGCTTGCCGGAGCTGTGTAAGCTGATCGGGCATGGACGACGGCATCTGCTGCCCCATTGGATAATAGTTCGGCATATAGCCGGGCTGATACGGTACGCCAAACGCCATAGTCAATCATCCTTTCTGCCAGTAGTACAGCGGCACTTCATCTCCGCTGTCCCATGTATCCAGCCAATCCCCATTTTGCACGCACACAACATGCGTAGCCATTGCCAAAATATACGTGCCGTCCGAGTGGTCTTTTGCAAACTGCGCCACTGTGTAACAATCCGGGCAGCTGTTCGGAATTGCCGAACGGTTCCACCCGCACCGCCGAAGATAGTGTCCCCAAACATAGTTTGCAGACGGCATATCATGCAGTTCAAATCCTGCCAGCACCAGCGCCGCATATACAGCCGCCCACGATTGATGCGTTGCGGCTGCAATGGCTCTGACGGTACAATCACCGACGCGCTTTTGTTCCGGGTTTAGATTAATTTGCTTGTATGCCATCCGAACCGCTCCTTTTATCTAAATTGTACACAAAAAGACGGCACACTGTGGGTCACCGAAGTGCCAACATTGTGCCGTCTTTGGGACAAAATAAAAAAGGGCGCGGCCACAAAAGCAGCCGCGCCCTTTAAATCAGCCTATTTTTGTTTTGATGCTGTGTACGCGCCGTTTTACCGTGCGCTCGCTACAATTCAGTTCTGCCGCAATATCAGCATTGCGCCAACCGCGCCGCCGAAGCTGCAAAACATCCGTTTCTTCATCGGTCAGCAAACCGCCGACAAAATCAAACTTTGGCATGATTACTCATCCTTCTTGTTCTTGCTTTCGGTCTGCGTGCCAAAATAAAAGGCCACGACCATTGTAACAATGGTCATGACCGTGTCAGGCTGTAATTTCTCCCGCAGCGCCAATGCCGCAAACACTGCAACGACAACCAGCGTCACAATGGTTTTTACCTTGAAAAGCGCGGCAATGTTTTTCAAAAAATCGCCCATAGATATGCACTCCCTTTCAGCCAATCAGATGATTTTGCAAAGCTTCCTTTGCCTTTTGCATCTGGTCAATGTTGTTCCCATCCAGATTGTGGTCAAGCAGGGCAAGCAATGCCTGCATGGTCACATGCTGCCCCTCGTCCATGCGGTCAAGCCGCAATTTGTCGTTTCTCAAGAATCCCTCCATGGCATTCACCCGCGTTTCAAGCTGTGTGATGCGTTTGTCCTGGTCGGTCTTCGGCTTTTTTACTGCGGTGATTACTTTGCTGATGGCAACGCCCCCGGCATACAGCCCGGCAGCAGCACCCGCCGCGTAAATTAAAAACGCCCAGGCCTCCGCAAGTGTAAACGAAAATACATGCTGCATCGGCATCACACCTCCGCCCATTCAGATTTGTACAGCCCGGCATCGGTCAGGCCGCGGCTCTGGCACACGGCAAAGACGGCGTCTGCGTCCCCCTGCGATACCGGCCCTACCGTGATGACCTGCAGCTTGTTTGCAGGCTTGTCCGCTGCGGGCAGGGCCTTGACCAGATGGTTCAAATCAACCGCGCCAGTGATACCTGCCACGCCGCCCTTTGCGGTCTGGCTGTATTGGTGGATGTGGCGCGGCAGCGTTTTGTCGTAGTTTGTGCGCGTGTCGGCCAGCCAGCCAATGTAGTCCTTGCACAGGCCCTCGTAGTCGATGTTTGCCGTGGCAAACGACGTAAACGTGTAGACGCCCGGCTGGTAGCCCAGCGCCGCCGCACGTACACAGAACGCTCGGGCGCAGGCCGTGCGCTGCGCCTTGGTCAGGTTGTCCGCACGGCCATCGTGGACGCCGGTCTTGGTTGTGTGTCCCCATTCGCTGTCGAAGAACAAGGGATAGCCTGTCGGGGCCAGGCTGGCGCAGAAATCCGCTTCGGCGCGGGCCTCGTCCTCGGTGATGGCCTGGCTAAAGAAGTAGAACCCCAGCAGCTTGTTGTTGGCCTTGGCTCCGGCCAGGTTGGCGTTGAACTGCTCGTCCTTCATCAGTGCGCCGCTGCCATAACCACGGTAGCCGATGCGCACCAGGGCGCGGTAGGGAACCTTTGCCCAGTCGATGATTCCCTGATGGTGGGACACATCGATCAGTACTTCCTTGCCGCTTGTCTGCGCTGGCTGGTCACCGTATGTGCCTGCCTTGTTTAGGATGCCTGCATACGCAGTTGGGTCAAGGCCCTTGCTCGTGGCAGTGGCCCGCACTTCAAAGTGGCAGTGCGTCCATGTGCCTGCGGCGTTGCCGGTCTGGCCGACAACCGCCAGCACATCGCCGGTCTTGACTTTTGTCCCTTTGTCGACAAGCAGCTGCGAGCAGTGTGCAAAATACAGATAGTTCACTGCATCCGGGGTCTGGTTTGCGTCCAGCTTCACGCAGACATAATAGCCCCATTCCCATGTCTTGTTGCGCTTGTTCGTCACGATGCGGGCTGTAACAACGGTTCCTGCAATGCTCTTGCCGTTGTAGCCGGGCATGCGGATTTTGTCGTCATCCAACCCGCAAACATCAATGCCGCCGTGCCAAATCTTGCCGCCGCCGCGCGTGTAGCCGTAGCGGCTGTACGGGTACTTCACGAGATTTCTCCCGCTAAAAATCATGGTATCACTTCCTATCATTCGTTGGTGGTATTTTCAGCGCCGTCAACCTCCGGCACATCCGGCGTCTTCGTAACCTCGTCTGCGCTCTCTCTCGCATCCAGCGCATCGTAGTATTTCTGTGCCAGCGTCTCCACCTCGGCAATGTCTGCCTCATCCAGCAGGCCGTTGTCGTAGTGCGTGTACGCCTTGTCCAACCAGAACGCAACGTCGCGTCCTGCTGCAATCTCTCGCTTGATGCTGCGCAACGTCAAATCGTGCCGTGCTTTACTTTTAATCGCCATTTTATTACTCCTTTCAGTTGATAGAAGCAACCGCTGCTTCCAAATCGGTGATCCGTTTAATGGGGTCTGCGCGTCCCGTCACAGTCACGCTGTCGGCATCGGTAAGAACGGTATTTGCACCCGCAAGCGCGGGGATGGGCTGTGCGCCTGTCGCGGTGAATGGCACAGGCTCTGTCAGATTGTAGTATACTTGCACAGGGCTTCCTGCAACATACTGGGCGACGAGGTAAGCATTTAAGGCATTAGCATCTGGAAAATACTTGCTCATAAGTTGCGCTGTTGTGTAAAGATACTTTCCCTTCGAATTCCCACCAAAAGTATTAGCAGGAAAATGACTACAAGTTGTATCATAGCTATCGGCTATACCGGGTGCTGAATTTTGTGGTAGATTCCAATATCTATCACGCTGTGTAAACTTGTTGGTTGTCCCGTCCAGCGTCAGCGTTTTCCTCGTCTCTTTTCCATCTCCCGTCACCGCGTCCACCTCACCGCTATACACGGTTTCAGGCATGTTGAGCGTAATCACTTGATTATCCTCCTGCCTGGTAATCGTCACGCTGTCCCTGCCCTTGATAGGACGAATGTTTGCGTAAGGTGAATAGGCCGTTGCAGTCGCGCCTTTCTCTATCTGCGGTTTTGCCGAAACATTATCCAGTGTGCCAGAGGCGGCAAAAAACAAGACGGCATTTTGTATGTCATTCTCTACGGTAAACGTATGTGGCCGTCCAACAGCTTGCGTGGCAATAATAGCACCGTCTGCATCTTTATTGAGAATTGATATACGGAAATGAGACATTTCGCTAATCGTGTATGTACCTGCAGGAAGTAAAAAATTATCAGAGTTGTAGTATGTAGTTCCACTTGCCGTTCCGTTTGCTGTTACGATGCCATCGGGGGTTATTGTCCACGTCACTCCATAGCTCATGGCTTTTTCTGGCATCCATGCAGGATTAAACAGGTTCTTACCGCCACCTGCCGGATACGGCGTTCCCGTGCCTTCCTGCACCGGCTCCCAGCTGGCCTTTACCCCCAGCGGGTATCCCGCAACGGGGTAGCACACAACAGGGTTGCCGCTTTCTTCCAGAGGCGGGCAGAGCATATCAATGATGTGCTTGCTGCTCCACGGCGCGTCCTCGCTCACCGCCGTATCATCAATCTGTACGCCGTCCTTTCCAGCAGGCCCCTCCGGGCCAACCTCTCCCTGCGGCCCCTGCTCACCGCGCTCACCCTGCGGGCCAGTATCACCCTTGGGGCCAACCGGGCCAGTTTCGCCAACAGGCCCCTGCGCGCCGGTATCGCCCTTCTCGCCTTGTACACCCTGAACGCCCTGCTCACCTTGGGGGCCGCGCTCTCCGGTGTCGCCCTTCTCGCCCTGGATACCCTGCGCGCCTTGCGGCCCAACAGGCCCCTGCGGGCCGACTGGGCCGATAAACTTCCCGTTGTCGGCGTCCTCCCTCACGCTGTTGGCGACGTCCTCCGCGTTCGTGGCGCGCTGATCGGCGTCCTTTGCCGCGTCCCGGGCATCCTGCACCGCCTGCAGCACCTGCGCCGCCAGCTCGGGCGTCGGCTCTGCATCCGTGCCGCCGTATATGCCCGCTTGCTCAAGGATAAGATACTCCACGTTACAACTCGCCCGCTGCACGCCGGAGGCCAGCCCGGCCAGCACAAGCACGCCATCCTTGGCCTCCTTCGTCACCTCGGGCGGCACGTCCATGGCATCCCCATCCAGCAGGGCCACGCGCAGCGGCTCTTCCCGCCCGGGGATGTGCCACGTTGCGGTGAGATTCAGTCCGTCCCACCCGGCCCCGCGCTCAATCTTGATACTCTCCGTGCCATAGCTGGAATTAGTCCCCAGCACCAGCTTTCGCGTGGTAGGGGAGTAGTTGTCAAGCCTTAAAGTATGTACCATCATGCACCTCCCAAAAATCAGTAGTAAATCAGCGTGATCTGGCGGTTCACCGTGCCGTTGCCGCTCCATTTCATGGTGATGGTGTTTCCGCTGATGTGCAGGTACCCAATATCCGCGCTGTTCGCACTGGCCGCAATGTCGCAGATGCCTACCAGCGTGCCGCCCGTGAACGTGTAGCTCCATGAGCCGGAACCGTCGACCATGCTGATTGTCACCGTCTTCAGCGCCTTTGCGCTCACTCTACCGCCGCCGTCGTGCTTTCCGTCCGGCACCGTCACCGACTCACCCGGTGCAATCGTCGCGCCCCAGTTCCCGCACCGCGGCACATTGCCGGTGCGCAGGCCCTTCCGGGCAGCGTAAAACGTAGAATTCGCCAGCACATCCGCTTCCGTGGCGGTGGCCTGTGCCAGCTTTCCAGCGCTCAATCCACCGCCGCCGTTAAAATCCAGCCGCGTGCCGTCGTATACAAACGTGATCCATCGCCCGGTCACAACGCAGTCCCCGTCCGCCGCATCCGCGCCGCAATACGCAGGCACGGCCACACCGTTGACTGTCCACGTGTCGCCCGCACTCCACGCGGCGGGGACTTTAAACCGCCCCACCGCGCCCTCGCCCATCAGCGCATACACGCTGCCGCTCTTGTTACACTCATATTCCTGCACGCAGACATTTAACCCGCCACCAGACGGGTCATACTGCGCCTTTGTCATCATTGCTGTGCCACCGTGCAGTTGCGACAGCTCAGTCTTTACCTTTTCAAGCAATGCGGAAAACTGCGCCTGAATGGTGGTAGTGTCAACGCTAACCCAGTCCGTAACAAGCCCACACACATCGGGGTCAAGCCGTTCGTCCGTGATGCTATCCGCAGAAATGCTGCTTACAGCTGCTGCGACGTAAATACGCGCAAGAGAAATTTGCCGTTTTAAAGTGTTGTTTGTAAGTTCCGTGGCGGTAGGTGCATTATTCGGCGTTCCTTTTAGCACTTCAATACGCGGCTTTTCCGAATAATCCACCGTGTCCCAGCTAACAACAATCCTGTCAATACGTGGCAAAATGGCATCTGGCAACGGGATTGTCAGCTGCAGCTCGCTTCCAGTCTGTTCTTTTGTATCATTCCAAAAAACTGTGCCGTCCGCTTTGTCGTTCGCCAGCCAGCCCACGCCATCTGAAACGCTTACCGTCATATCGCCGTTTGCGGTAACACTTAAATTGCCATCCGCGCCAAATACGCCGCTGGAACGCCCATGCAGCCATTTCATCACGTTTTCGGCTCCGATATATTCATCCACATTATTCGGAAAATTTTTGATCTCTGCCACTTTATCACCTCAAAACTGTTAAAATCGGGTCGCCAATAACCAGCTTGACGCTTGATCCGTTTGCATCCTGTGAATACTTTGCTGCCGTGATTCTTGCCTTGTACTTTACACCCAGCCGCAAAGAAACGCACCAAACCAAATCGCCAACATTGTATGCCGTGCCAAGCTCGTCACCGTATGCGCCAATGTCAAATCCGTTTCGATTCAAATGGCTGCCTAGCTGCAACGCCGCATACTGCTTAACGCGCGTCTGAAACGCAGCGTTTGTCTCGCCATCCTGCTGGCTATCTCCGCTGAAGCTCGCCCACAGTTCGCGCCGTTCCGCATCGCTGGCCGTGCCAGCCTGCACCACAAATTTTGTACCGTCTTTGTACTGCGCTTCACAGTAGCACACATTTTTGTATTCAGAAATATCCTTGTCAACTACCAGCCCGGGCGCGGTTCCGCGTTCCTGCACAAACAGCACCGCGTCTAATCCCTCTGTACGGTCAACGCCCTTATACAATTCAAACGTTTCTGTTTTGGTTCTGTAGTCCAAAACCATCCGGTTCCCAATCCCGGCATCTGTCAAAATCGGTTGTATGCAGTTTAACAGTTCATCCCCGTACACCTCTGTTGCCGTCACGGTTTCTGTCAAGCCTTTTTTCTCTGCCAGCAGTATAGGAAGCCCACGCAGATTGGCAGTAATAACGCTGTATACATCCGTTTCCACGTTGGCAATGCTGGAAGTTGCCGCAATAACACGCCGGTTTAGCTTATTGTTCAGACTGTACCCGTTCAACGTGATTTCGCTATTATCACAATCGAACTGTATTTCTTCCACCGTATACGCAAGTCTTCGCTCTACAATGTACAAAACAGCATCCAGCTCCACTATCCCGATGTTGTAATCATCCATCGGCAAAACTACCGTAAATTTTCCCACATCGTTATAGTAGTCGCTGAACTCGCTGCTGATGGCGTGGGTAATTTCGTGTCGGTTGTTAAGGTCATGGGAGAACAGCTCTAATCTCATATTACCGTTACACCCGCACTTTCTTCCGCAAACGAAACGCTCATTTCAACGTTTTCAAGCCCACTGTCCGCAGTAGGCTTCCACGCATTATCGCCCGTATGAATTCTGTACAGTGTGCTTTCAAGCGTAAGTGCGCCCCGGCAGTCACCGTCCTTAGAGCTTGTGACCGTTGTTTTTCCGTGCGATGTCTTGATAACGACACGCTCATCTTCCACAAGCGTTTTTTCCAGCCGCAGAACTTCACCTGTCAGCATGTTTTCAATGCCTACGTTTGTTACCGTCTCGCCAATGCAATTGATTTCCAGCATAAACGGCACATCAAACTGCCCAAAATTCTGCAAAACAATGTATTTTAGCACAATGACTTTGCCGAAATAATACGTTTTGCTGATATTCCATGGGAATTTAAAACCTTTTTGCACGCCGCGCAGCTGCATTGCCTTTCGTTCGCCGCTTTCCCAATACGGGTAGGGGGCAAGCAGGCCAAGTTGAAACGGCGCACCGCGTTTTGATGCGCCAATGGTAGGCGATGCCGTTACAATAACGTCTATGTGCCAGTCTCCGGCATATAACACCCCGGTCAGGTCGGGCCGTACAACGGTCATAAGCGCGTCTTTCAGCGCTTGCGCATTGTCGCCGATAACT